CAAGAAGAAAAGAACAACGACGGTACTCATGTATACCGTGGCTCTGCTACTGCTTATTTCACCGCCAAGCCAATCGTTTAATCAACGGGGCTTCGGCCCTATAAGGGGAACATCATGGAAGAAATCGAAACAACAATTTACACCAAAGAAGACATTCGTGTGCATGTTTCCGAATTGGGTGACGAGGGAGCATGGATGCGAATCAGCAATTTCCACGCTTCTATGTCGGTCAGTTTGTCACGCAAAGAAGCAGAACAACTCCTAGCAGGTTTGCAAGCAATTATTTCTAAAGAGGTGAAAGCATGAACATCGGTACACAAACAAGTAGCTTGGTCAATCATTTATACAGCCGCATGACCATCGGCGAGCCAGAGCCTACAGTTGGTATGGGCGTGACCATGCTTTCATGGTCTGATCGCAATGCAGGCACCATTGTCGAGGTCAACATGAACAAGCGTTACATCGCTGTTGTTGAGGACAATGCCGTGCGCATTGATGACAACGGTATGAGCGAATCGCAAGAGTACGAGTTCACACCAAATCCTGATGGATACATCGTTTACTACCGCAAAAACAAAAAAGGTGAATGGCGTAAGTGTTACTTTAACGAAAACAAGCGCCTAGTGTTTAGCACTGGTGGCCTGGTCATTGGTCGTCGTGAAAAGTACTATGACTTTACTTTCTAAATAAGGAGAAAATGATGGATAAGGACTATATCTACACGCCTGCAGGCACTGACATCACAATTCGTTGGAAGGCCAATGGTTGGATACCACCAAGCGACTTGCCCGAGTACCAGGCTAAATGGAAATACTACCAAGAGTTGCCCATGCGCAAGTTGGACGATCAGGCAAAGATTGAGTATGAAGCGGTTATGCGCAAAGCTAAAGTAGCAAGGATTAAATAATGGGCTTCTCATCCAGAATATCACCCACCAACAGAATCCGCGAACAAATCAATTTAAGGGATTTAATTGATAAGCATGGTTTGGCTCTACCCATTGAGCCGAACTTCGAAGAACCACAAGAGGATATTTCGGAAAGTCCACAATTGGCTATCCATGCAAATCTTTATGTGTTTAGCGGTCATACATTGGCCAACCTAGTGGACGAAATTGTTGAGTTTGCTTACCAAGAGACATTCAGCATGATCAAACGGAAAATGCAATTCATGGAGGAAAACGAATAATGGAAAAGAAAGAATTGAGCCCACTGGCCAAGCAATTGTTGGGCGGCGCGGGCCACATTGAAGTATTCACACAAGCTGAGTTTGACGATGCCCTTGCGGTGGCCAAAGCCGAGATCATGATGGTGGCCATAGAAACCACTAAAAAGGCCATACAGATCGAAAGAGACGCTTGTGCTGACCTTGCCCTTGAATGGAGCCAAGAAGAGCTCTCAGTGGCTATACGCAACCGTATGAAACCAAAGGAGACAGAATGAAGAAGTTTATCCAAGACATGCAAGATCGCACAGGCATTCACTGGGGATTGATGGTTGTCTACATGATGGCCGCCGCAGTGATTCTCATGGACATGATGATCTGGAGACCAAATTGAATGATTTAGAACACATCATTGTAGTGACCAACAAAATTATTGATAACCTCGAACCAAGAGTTAAAAAATATTTTCGTAAGATCACTAAGACCTATGGGGTTGGAATAAGCATGAACGTATCGGTTGATTTAGCAACGAGTATGTTAGCTATGGTCTTACTGATGGCTGAAAATAATGGGTTGAACAAGGATCAAGTTATTGATTTCTTAGATTCAATTCACAAAGATATTCTTGAAAAATACAAACATACCATTGCAGACTGGGAAACAGAAAGTGTTATTTTGAAAGCCAAAACCAATCACAAGGGTTACACCTGTAGACCGTTGGATTAGGGAAACTACTGACAAAATAAATGTTGACACAACAATCTAACTCTGAGTTATACTGTAGTCACTGCAACAGAGCAGGTTTATAACAAGGAGTTAGAAATGTCATACACAGCAGTAATCGAAGCAAGAATCGCAGGTATCCCATGCAAGGTAGGCGTAACACACTTTATGCATCATGCAGGTAGCTACAGCTATCACGCCGCGAGTGATTACGACTATGAAGGCTATACAGAGATTGAGTTCGAGGTGTTAGACCGCAATGGCCGCAAGGCACCTTGGCTAGAGCGCAAGATGTCCGATAAGGATGTTGTGGCAGTTGAAAGCAGTATCATCAAGTATTTCGAAGAAGAGGCAGAGTATGACTATTGAGGACTTTAAACCCATGATCAAGATGGCCGTGGAGGACACGGTCAAATCACGCACAATGATCGCATATTGCGACTACATTGCGTACCAGATTCAAAAGAACCTCAAAGCCCTAGACACACAGCACGACAAGCTGTTGGCCAGCGTGGGCACAATGAAGTTCGACGCCACGGACGATGGCAAGTTCCTATCAACAAAGAAGACCATCATGGTCGAGGATCGTTATGGAAAGCAATATCGCATCACTGTGGAGGAAGCGTAAAGTGGTTACTAAGAAAACAACAGAGCCCAAATTCGCAATGCCGCAAGAGGTAAAGGAATGGATTGATCGGGCTCACGCAACCATGAACCACCAGAAGGGTGAGATCGAGCGCTTAAAAGCCGAGAACAAGGAGCTCAAGAGCTATAAGAAGTGGGCTGAGAACCGCATATTGCGCAGTGACCAAGAGGAGTAATACAATGAGACTGCACACGAGCTGTGCATTCTTTGCAGTTGCCTTGGGTAAGGGCAAAACCTTCGGGAGAGCTAATCACTCTCCCTTTTTTTTGAAAGATGCAAATGAACTACGAATTGAAAGAAATTGAATTGACATTCACATGCAAGCTCGCAACCTTTGAGCTAGACATTATTCTGCAACGCCGAGAACAAATCTTACAAGCAATGAAAGACGGCTTGGATGAAGAAATCATAGGAATAGCAGTAAGCGCTGAAGAGCAATTAACATTATCAGGAACAAAGTGAAGATATTCACCTAAATCTATGTTTCAGTTACACTCTGCACAATGCGCTGAAAATATCGCGCGAAAGGAACAGAGATGACAAAACGAAAAGATCCTAAAGATTACCTACCAAGAGGAAGACCATCAGGATACTCCATAGAACTAGCAAAGGTTCTATGCAATAGGCTAGGATTAGGGGAAAGCTTGGCACAGATCTGTAGGGATCCAAGCATGCCCAGTCACGGAACAGTTTATACATGGTTGCATGATCATCCAGAATTCTTAGAGCTCTACACGCGTGCGCGCGAAGAGCAGGCTGAGACTCATGCTGACGAAATCGTGTCCATTGCGGATGAGACGCCTGAGACGGCGCCAGTGTTTGACAAGGACGGCAACCAGATCGACGTTAAGCTTGATTCGGCTTACATCCAGTGGCAAAGACAACGCATTGACGCAAGGAAGTGGAATGCCGCCAAACAACGACCACGCAAGTATGGCGAGCGCATAACGCACTCTGGCGACGATACAAGCCCTGTGGTGGTGGAGAACAACATGAACGTGTTCGGCGAGCTCCTCAAGGCCATCAAGATGCAAAGGCAAGCTGAATGAGTGTCGTTGACGCGATACTAGATGACGAACCAACTCTTTTTGAAGAGTTTAAGAAACTTACCCCTGTCAATCAGATAGCCTTCAATTGGCAGATGAAGTGGCTCAAGGCGGCCCACAAGCACCAGATTGAGCCCGCAGGGGATTGGTGGGCCATATGGCTCATGCTTGCAGGCCGTGGAGCAGGCAAGACCCGCGCGGCGGCGGAGACCCTAGCATCATGGGCGTGGGATCAACCCAACACCCGATGGCTTGTATCGGCCCCTACCAGTGGCGACGTGAAGGGCACATGCTTTGAAGGCGATTCTGGCCTGCTTTCCATTATCCCCAAGGAGCTCGTGGCCGACTACAACAAAGCCCTCCATGAGATTAAGCTAGTCAATGGCTCATTCATCAAAGGCATCCCTGCATCGGAGCCAGAGCGTTTCCGTGGCCCCCAGTTCCACGGCGGATGGTTGGACGAGTTGGCCGCGTGGGAATACCTCCAAGACTCATGGGACATGATCCAATTCGGCATCCGATTGGGTAAGCACACCAAGCTGATCTGCTCCACCACACCAAAGCCCAAGGACTTGATCCTTGATCTGGTGGGGCGCGAAGGTGACGACGTGGTGGTGACCAAAGCTTCCACCTACTCCAACATTGCCAATCTGGCTCCATCGTTCCAGAAGCAGATTCTTCAGTACGAAGGCACCAACCTTGGCCGCCAAGAGATCCACGCCGAGCTCATCGACATGGAGGAGTCTGGCATCGTCAAGCGTACATGGTTCCGACTCTGGCCTGATGGTAAGCCCTTCCCCAAGCTTGAATACATCATTCAGAGCTATGACTGCGCCACGTCCGACAAAACATACAACGACCCCACTGGATCGATCACTATGGGCGTGTTTAAGCCTATGGATGGCGGTATGTCCGTAATGATCTTAGACTGTTGGCAAGAGCACCTCCAATACCCTGACCTGCGTCCCAAAGTGCTTGATGAGTATGAATCAGTCTTCGGCGAAGGACGGGACAAGAAGCTTGTGGACTTGGTTCTGGTGGAGGACAAGAGCGCAGGCATATCACTCATACAAGACTTACAGAGAGCGCATCTGCCTGTGCATGCGTATAACCCTGGCAAAGCGGACAAAGTTCAACGCCTATCCATTGTGGCCAACATCATTAAAGCAGGGCGCGTGTGGGTGCCTGAGTCCAGTAAACGCAAAGGCTTTGTCCGTGACTGGGCTGAAGGCATGGTGAGCCAGATCTGCTCTTTCCCTGAGACGGCACACGATGAGTTCGTGGACTGCA